GTGCAACTTTCGATAGCCGAGCCCGATAGTGGTTTCGCCTTCTCTCGTTGCAGCCGTGCCCTGCCCCCGCCGAGCAAGCGTCGGGTAGCCCAGGCACTGGAGAAGCACGAGAAGACCGTCACCACTCCTGTTGAACCAAGCCCATCGGCCTTGCTTGGATCTTTGCGCGCGTTCGCGGCTCGGGTTAAACCGAGCGTTCGCAGGCGCCGTCCAAGCAAGCTCCCGTCTTCCTCCGCCAGCTGCCAAGAGTGCCCTGGTACTCGCGGTGGTGTCGATGGCTTCCTCCGGCGTAACGGTTACCGGATGCGCGGCGCCTTGGTTAAGCGCGGCGATCCGATTCCCCTTATGCGTCGGTACTTCGGCCGGTTCTCTGTGGACTCGCTCGGCAACTTCTGTTACCGGAAGTCTTGCTGGCTCTTCACAGAGAGACCGGACGACCGAACGGAGAAAGCGGAGGAGGCGACGCGGTGCCTCGGGGTGCTTGTCGCTCGGAGCATGAGGGATGAGTTCCCTACCGAAGCCGCGGCTCTGTTTCCAGAGCGGGCAGCGGGGGGTCTCGTCTTGACTGCTCATGCAGTGCCAGCCCCGGGAATGAAGGCGAGAGTCGTCGGAGTTCCAGACGCTCTGACCTTCATTGAGGGAGAGTGGCTTCGTGCCTCCGCTGGGTATCCGTACCCGCGTGAGCACTGGCAGCCACCCTCCTCTCGCACCTTCCGCCTCCCACGCGCCTTGAAGTGTCGATCTGGCTTCGACTTCGTGTCCGTTGATTTGTCTGCGGCTACGGATGGTCTGAAGCTCGACGCTCTCGAGGCAGTCATCGACGGGTGGGTGGACGGTGGTCTCTTGCTCCCTTCGGAGCGGGCCACCGCCCTCGCCACCCTTGGCGTGGAACCCCTTCCCCTCTGGCGTCATGGCGCAGAGGAGAAGAGGGGAAGACGAGGGAGTCCGATGGGCACCCCTCTTTCCTTCCCTGTCCTTTGTACTGTCAACGCCTGGGCCTGCCAGGCGTTTGAGTTCAGCATCGTGCACGGCGATGATGCCGTCGGTCTCTGCTCGACCCGCCTTACCAGCGGGGAGCTCGAGGACTACGAGCGCATCATCTCGTCCGTGGGTGGGGAGCTCAACCGGTCGAAGACCTACATCTCTCG